AAACCTTTAGCGGAATCTTGTCCTAAGTAGGCAGCAGCTTCAGCTTCGGTATAACCGATAACCTCATCAGTTGCACTAATCTTATAGGAACCACCAGATAGCGTAATTACGTGAGAATCTAGACCATCGTAAAGATAGCGGTAGTTATTGAAATCTCCCTCAGGAAGCTCCAGAACCTCTTTCATTACTCGTGCTGTTTTTATATTATCACAGTGTTCGCGCAACTCCGTGTAAGCTGCTAGGACGTCCATCTTGGCAGACATATTAAAGACTCTTGAGTAAGAACTCAGTACCTTGATAAAGGCTCTAATCCAAGAAGCGTTATCTCTATTAGCCAGTAGCTTAGTAAGCACAGCATCTTTGATAACCATATTGGATACCTTGACTTCTTGTTCGTAACCTAGATCCTCGATGTAGAAATGTTTACCTGCTTCTCCCTTTTGATCCGGATCAACAGCTACACGTCTTGAGGCTACCGCGATTAGATACTGAATAAAATCCATTGGGTTGTTTAGGTCTAACTTTAGCCCTAGAGCCTTAGGATTGTCAGAATCTCTGCGGATTCTAGGTTTAAGTGTCTTAGAAAAAAGATCGGAGTTCAGGTCATTATGACTTAGATTTAGGCCTGTCAATTTTTCTAGATGAGCTTGTAGTTTTCTAGGATCGTGATCTTTATATCTGAAGATGTCCTTAGGACGACCATTTCTACCAAGAGGAACTGAGATAGTTTTCTCTGTTCCAGGCAAAGCTGCTCTTGCGAGATCTGCGTTCTTTCCTCTGATTGAACCTTCTGGAAGTAGGGCCAAGGGTCTAATATAAACTGTTCTATTTTCTAACATAATTTTGGTGTTTTTTAAAAGGGACACAGCAAGTTTAGTAAAAACACAAAAAAACTAAACTAAACTGTGTCCCGGTGATTAATGTTTAAAGAATCAAATTTCTGGGTAGTAAGTAGCTACTTTAGTTGGGTCACCAACTCTAGCACCGAAGTCACCACTCATGTAGTGGATGGTAGTAGCATCTACAGGAGTTGCCATATCACCAGCGCCCATGAATGAAGTACCACCTCTCTTGAATGGTGAACGCATACCGTTAACTGCATTGAAGATGTCGTCACCGTCAGGTCCAGCAATCTTCGTAATCTGCATATTAGGTTCGCCATTGTCGTTTGAGCCGAAGTCCATGATGTCGTATTCGTAAGAAGATAGCAGACCACCATTCGGGTGTCTTTCTTTGTTACGGATCGGATCATCCTTCATCGGGTCATACATTAGAGAAATCTCGATACCTAGCAGATCAATAACTTTGGTAATCTGACCAAACTTCACAGTTAGATCATTACCTGACCAGCTAAATGCTCTACCTGAATTGTCACCCATCCAAGGTCTAATGTCAGTTAGCGCCTTGTCTCCAAACTTACGAATGACTGCTTCATGGAAGGCTTTGTGGCCCCACTCACCAGCTGAAAGAGTAATCTTTCTTGCGTTTCTAGCTGTTTTACCAACGTGAGCTGCAAGTACGATTTCAATCAGTTCGTCAATGTCAGGTTGTAGAGTGTACGTGTGTCTGTTAGATGAAGCCCATTGTTCTTTCATACCAGAGCCGGCTTTGATAACGTTACCGTTTCTATCGACGTTGGCATAAGTACCATCAGGGCGTCTGTTAGACTTACCATACATGATAAGAGAAGCTCTAGCGTGTCTTAGCTTACGCATAAATTCCCACTCGATGTTGTACAGCCAAGTAGATCTTGTAGAACCATCAGGTCCAGAGAAGTAGGTTTTCAGCGGATAAGCCTTACCTTTTTCAATCATGTTACCTGGGATAGTATGTTGCATACGGAACTTAGACATCTCAGCGCCTAGGAAAGCGTGAGTGCTGAACCCGATGTCAAAACCTCTATCAGACAGTTCTTGTGCAACTAGACCGTAGTCTGAGCTGAATCTTTTGCCTGGAAGCAATTCTGAAGCAGGGATGTATTCTGAAATAGATCCTGTTACCAGAGAGATCTCGTATCTGTGGATGTTACCGATTCTTTCTACAGAGTTGACCAGCAACTTGAAATCATCAGGTCTGTGACCAACGATAACTTCAGTTTCAGAGAACGGTTTCTCGTAGAAGTCCAGATAAAACTTAGTACCATTTGCACCGATTTTAGTCAGCGTAGTTGGCGTAATTGGTTGAGTACCGTCGCGATCTAACCAAGAAGCTACAACTTCATAGTTAGCATCAGCAGCTCCGATTAGAGCCCATTCGTACTCTCTTTTTGGGTATTCTTTCACAGGAAATTTCTTCATATATGATACGAAGTCTTCACCTAGGTTCACGTCAAACATCCGCTCAACTTGGTCGGACATAAAAACGGGATCATCCATATACATTGAAAACAGGTGATTCTCTGTGGTCATACCGTGCCATCTTTTAGGCAGCAACAGTTGATTAGGTCTTACTTTAGGCATTTCTAAAAATATTTAAAAGGGTTATGATTTTACGATTACAATTTATTGGCTAATGCTTGGTAGAGACCTCCCTTCATTCCGGTTGTAGTCTTTGTAGCTTTAACTACATAGTTCTGCATATCCTTGTAGAGTTCCGTCAAACCTTTATTAAACACGCCATATTTATCCAGAATAGCTAGTGTAGTTAGCACCTGAGCTGGATTTTGTTTAAGAGCTGTCTGTAGATTATTGATTGGAGTATTACCTCTAATAGAATCTTGTAGCTCTTTTCTCATCTTCTGTGTCATCTGCTTACCAGGAATAATCTCGTTAAGACTTGTAATGCCACCGTCAATTTCTTTTAGAAGTTGTTTCTTTCGATCTTCTTCTTGTTGTTGAAGTCTTTTTTCTTCAAGCTTTCTAGCTTGTTCTTCTTTTGTGTCTAGGTCTTCTAGCTCTTCGTAAGCGGTGAGTGCTTCTTCATAGACATCGTCTCCAAAGCGATTAATTTGCTTTTCAATTCTTTCTGGGGACAGCTTTGTAGTTCTTTTCAGATAGCGTCTAAGGACATCCTTAGCAACTTCTTCATCAACTTCTATCTCTTCTCTGGTGTATTTAGGAGCCTTGTTACCTTCTCTAGCTACAAAGGTAGAAATATCTTTGCCGCTTTCTAGATGATCAATGAGTCCTTTGCTCGCCTCTGAGAGCATCTCTTTGTATTCCTTCATAGCCCTATCCAGTTTAATCTGGTTATTTTTATTGGCTAGATTGAAGAAATCTTCTTCTGATTTAATAGTATTGAAGTCTTTCTCAGTTAACTCATCGAAGAGGATTCCTCCCGTTTGAGCAGCTAGGGTTTGGAAGAAGTCTTCCTCTGAAGGAGCATCTTTCTTTTTAGGTTGTGATTTCAAACTTTCTACAGGACTGGTTTCTTCCTCTTCTCCCGAGGGATCATCCTCATATTCCTCTGCTACGTCGTCTAGGTCTATTTCGTCACCGAAACGATACCCATCATCGTCTTCATCCTCGTCTTTAATAGTTTTTTTCTTTATCGAAGTATCATGTTTGTCCTCAATAATCTTACCATCAAATTCCTCAGCATCTAGATCGTCGATGTCTAGGAAGTCCATGTCGAAGTTTAGTTTTGCATTTTTCATCTTACAAATATAAATTAAAGTGTTTAATAATAAAAATTAAGGTCATTTGCTATTTGGTTTTTGCACGGGCCTTGCTTTTGCCTTAATGTGCTCCAATTCTTTCTTAGCTGCTAGGTCTTTATCCTGTAGTGTTTTCTCGTGCTCTCTGTCTTTTTGTTTCTCAGTCTGCTCTACACGCATTCTTTCTTGCTCTAGGATTAGATCTGGACTAGCCATCATACTTTGTAGAGGTATCTTAGCAGCTTCCATTTGTGCTTGTAGTTGTAGCAATTTGGCTTTATACTCATATTCTACTTGCATTTTCTCTAGCTCTCTTTGATGGTCAGACATCTTTTGCTGCTCGATAAGTTCAAGTTCTTTTAGTTTTGCCTGCTCAATTTCCTGCTGTTGTTGCATCATCATAGCTTGTCTTTTCTCTTCTGCTTGCTCTACAATGAACTTCATTGAAGCTGGACCAGAAGCAAAACGAAGTGTAATAATATCACCCAAGCCAATGGCATTATTCTGGAAAGCTGCGAAAGCGTACTGCCGTAAGTCTTGCTCCAATTGATAAGTTTCTGCGCTATTTGCAACAGCTACACCATAAGCTGCACCGGTAAAGAGTTCTGGATTGAAGTCTAGAATATGATTCTGAAGACCATCAAGCAGGTATTGTCTCTTCATTGGTTTGTCCTTCCAGAGGAACTTGACATACTCGACATATGAATTAAGAGCCTTTGCTTTAGTTTGCTCAAAGATATGAAAATAAAATTCAGTGCTATAAGAAGACTGTTGTAGAGCATGTTGCACAACTCCAAGACCTTCACGACCTCCAAGATTACCTCTACGAGCATTGTTGATACCAGTAATCTCTTCGATCTGAATCTTAATCCAATCTAGCATTTGGATAGCGTGTTGTATCTCATTAGCAAAAGACAAGTCAATATCTCGTGCACCTTGCGTCATATGACCAGCGAGAGTCGTATTATCATCAGCTTTCTCAAAGGCATTCTCGATAGAGAAACCTGCGAAGGTTACCCAAGCATACCAATCCTGTAGGTTCATTCCTTTAGGAATCCTTGAGCTTTCCAAGACTGCAATCTTACCCTGATGCTTAACCCAAAGGTTTCTCAACTTGATTAACCAGACGTTGAAGTCTTCCTGTAGTGGTTTGATCTTGTCAATAAGAGAAGATGGCTTATTATGGCCAATAGAGTGAATATAACCTACATAAGGAGGAAGTACTCTAGCTGGGTTAGAATAGTCTCTCATCTGAACTGGAGATGGTTTTACCCCAAAGATAATATCAAGAACTCTCTTTCCTTCCCATAATTCTGAGACATAAAGCCACTCAATCTCCTCACCAAGACTAGGATCTGCCTTGTCATATTCTGATACATAAGAGTATTCTGGCTCTGCTGTTTCTGGGTTGTAGCTTTTCTTTTTACCAATTTTCCTGATAGAAATCCAGTAAACGTGTGATAATCTGAAGTTTCCATCCTCGTCCATGATAGAATCATTGGCATCATTTACGAAAAGAAAATCATCAGGATTTACGTTGTTGTGTGAGCCATAGACTTTACCAGTACTAAAATCTAGTCCAGCATTGGCACTGAGGGTTGAACGATCTACACGTTTATCAAGAGCGTAGTATCCATTACCTGACATATGTGTTGCGCCTCTTTCTGTCAGTTTCTCAATGTCTTTCCTACTAAGCTCTTCGTGGTAACGCTCCATCAAGGTTCTCAAAGAGACATACTCGTGTTCAATCCAGGCTTGAGCATCCTCAATATGGTTAGATTCTCCAAGTCCAAGGACTGTAAAGTTCTCTAGGTTTACGTGTTTAATGTACGGATCGCTGTTTGAAATCTCAATCTTTAGAACTGAGTAGCCCTGAATAAGAACATCTAACCAAGCTTTATTCATCTCGTTTGTAGTGTTCATACGAGAATCTTGTAGAGCATAGTTGATCAAGCTATTTGCTAATCTCTCGTGGGCTGTCTGTAAGTCATTTACATACCAGTTGTCAATCTCCTTTAGCTGCTTTTGTAGTCTTTCCTGAAACTTCTTAATGTCTTCATCAGTAGTTGGAGATGGTTTACCAGCTGCACTTTGCTGTACTTCTTGTACTTTTCTAGCGGTTAGTTCTTGATACTCAGCTACTTTCTGATCAATAAATTTAAAGAAACGATCCTTAAACTCTTGGTCTTTTTCATTAACTGCGTCTGGAGTTATCACGTATGCACGTGGTGCAAACTTTCTTTTTAGTTCTTCTGACTGAAGAACAGATATAACTGGGTGAACCAAGTCGTAGAACTTCAGAGCCATTCTCTTTAGATCCTCTGGACTTGGTTTGGTTTCTAGGGGATTTAGGTTCTTGTAGAGGCTTTCTGGATCTACAACACCATTTAGAAGATTATAGTTTTCTCTGAGTTCTTCTCTACTCTTCATCTTTCTAAGATTAGAATAGTCGGTAGAGTTATCAGCTAAATAATTAACACAGTCTTCTTGCCATTTCTTAGTTTGTTTCTCTCGTGAGGAGACTAGCTGTTTTGGGAAGTCCATAATTTAGTTTTTGTTTAAAAAATTCAATAACGTTATTGGCTTGTGTGTTTTCTACGATTCCTTTTCTTACCATAGTTTTGTATAGAAGAATGGTTGCTCCCATAGAGGAGATGCGGTCAAAGTTTCCTGAATCATTATAGTTGATCAGTTCTTGGAGAAAAGGTTTAGAATAGACCTTAAAGATTCTAGGAACAGTTGCAGAAGGATCTTCATCGGAAGGTACTTGCTCTGATAAATAGTCATTTAAAATATCCTTGTTAAATTCGTTTACTCCTTGTGAGGCACTGAAACCCTTAACTCCAGGCTTAACTTTTCTATTCAGAACATCCTTCAAGATGTAAGGTTCATCAGCTAAGAAGGCTGCCTTATTACGTTCTAAGAAGTAATTGAAGAGACCTTTAAGCTGTCGTTCGTAGAGCAGTAGTGCATTGTAGAGTTCTACACCGAGTAACACATTCTTATGAAACGTTGAGGCTTTCTTAGGTCGTGCAGTGTATTCAGCTACAATGTTCCCTGTGATTTTATCCAGAATGAAGACTGAACCTAGGGAAAACTTGTTGCCTGAGAGCTCTGACTTATCGAAATCAATAGGGTCACAACCTGCGATATAACGAGTACCTGGGTAGCCTTCTGTGTAGCGTGGTCTATCAAATAGAACCCAAGCTCCTGTAGTATCTTCCGCTGAGTGTGGGAACTCATCTACAGCCTTTATTCCTGGATTATGATTGATAACAATTCCTTTGGGGCCTTCTAGAAGTTCTACAACCTCACCTTTGGGGTTACTAACTAAGTAGGACAACTGTTCCTTTGCGGACTTGGAGTCAAACCTGTTTCCTTCTACAATCAAGAAGGCTTCTGAAGGATACTTAGGTTGCTGTGTAATGAACTTGTTGTAAGAGTCAATAGACATCTTAGCCCTTGTAGTTCTTTTCTGGTCGATAAGATACTCAGCTGCTCTTCTGATACTATTGCCTTGTTTATCTACAATGTCTATTACGGCTCCATAAGCTTTCCTATAACGGTCGTAGGTTTCTTTATCTACAATATCCTTTAGATGTGTAGTGTTCAGAGTACCAGGAAGATACCACATATCATCAATCCACCAGCCTGTA